GAAGCCTCTTCTAAAGAGTGCATCCCTCTTCTAAGGAGTTCTTGATTATGAGATAAACCAATATGTCTACCGTCGTTAAGACTTAAAATCAAAGATTGCAGTTCTGTTAATGTGCCGTGCCATACTTCAATGTTGTCTACATTTAAAGAACTTCTTGCGTGCTTACAGAACCAGTCTATTAACTCAGCTATAGAGCTCCTACTTGAATTATCATAGGCTGCATCAGCAATAAGAGGGTCTATGTAGCCTTTAATACCGTACCTTTCTGATCCTTTGAGTCTCGAAGGCACAGTCATTTCTACAAGCTCTCTCAACAAATAAGGCATCTCTTCTCTAATAGTAGCTTCTAAAACTTCGTTTGGAGGAAAGTTACTCGTAGCTTTTTTACTAACTAGTAGAGCCATAATTTTATCAGAGTTACTAGAGTCTAGAGCAGGAATAACAGACAGACTGTTTGCGTCTAAGTTTGATGACATTATAATTCTACCTGTCCAAGGAACTGTAACAGGATCACAATACTTAGCGTTGTATTCTATCTTAGGGTTGGCAACTATCCGTTTGTTTATCTCTGTAGCCTTTCTTTGATCTTGAAAAGATGCAGCACTTAAAGTGTCATCAACAACCCATATTGCTTTAGCAGCTAGTTCTTTATTAAAAGATGTATTACCTGCAATATAGTCACTAGCATCCGCAAAGCCACCCATTGAGTCGCCAATAAACTTATTCGACAAAAGGGTTTTACCTTTGTTAGTTTCCCCAACAATAATAAAACATTGCCCTTGTGCTTTCTTCTTATTTAAAATTGATAAGTACGCTCTCTGCCACCACGCAAAAAAATGATCTATACCATTATCAAAAAGTTGTTCTAGAAAATTCAAAGAAAAAGAACACTTTGAAGGATCTCTTGTTTCGGAGGGTAGTATTGGAGAAAGGCTACTACTATTTAGAATCTTATTAGAATTGTACCTGACAACTCTTTCTTCATTCCATAAACAAGGAGCTACTTCTGTAACCCTGTTATGTTTAGCTATCGCTAGTCTTGCTGCTTCTACTTCATTCAAAGACTTGCCTTTTGCATTTTTTAAAGAAAACCCTCTGCTTCTTAATTCTAAAGCTAAAAGGTTCTCAGGTATAGTTACAGGGAACCCTTCGTCTAAAGTGTAATAGTTTTTCCCATTGTACCAAAACTCATCGTACAAAACACCAAACTTTTGAGTCTCGTATTCTTTAACAAATTTTTTACCAAACAAGTCAACCCAACTAACAAAAGGTTTTTCTGCTCTTGTTGAATAACAAATAAGTCCGTCTTCTGTTACTTGGCATCCCTCAGATGCTTTAAATGGTTCTACCCAAAACAACGGGCCACGAGAGCCCACCTGAAAGTCTCCTGTCCATTTATTAGGATATTCTTTTTGTATTTGATCATATATTTTTTCTAGAGGTATTGCAGTCGCTCCAGAAGAAGGAGCGTCTTTTAAACCGCAATCAAACAAAACAGATTTGTAAACACTTCCCTCTACTACCTCTCCTACTTTTTTCCAATCCCACCCAAAGTGAAATGTTTGAGATGCTTTATATGAACAACTATCAAAGCCTGCAAAGTGCCTTTCTGCTCCAATCTTCTCCGCAAACTTTTTCATAAAGCGTTCATACATTGGGGCAGGTATAAATATAGGTTCTTCAAAAAGGAAAACCGTTCTGATGTAATTGGAATAAGTTTTACTAATGTAAGTAGGAGCTATGTATTTTTCTTTTATAGATTGTATTAGCTCTGGCATTACCTCCCACTCAGCAGGAGCATCGTAGTCAAAAACAGCTCCATATATTTTGACTACTTCATTAGTTTTGCTAACTCTTTCTGTAGGACTATCACCTTCTGCCAAAGTATAGAAAACAGATTCAGTCTTAGGGTCTGCCTCCCATTCTTTGAATTTTTGTTTTGTAGGAAACTTCTTCTTTGTGTCCTCATAGGACAGACCAGTCTCAACATTAAGAGGATCTTTGAATGTATGAGTATCTTTAGAGGTGTGGTTTTTTATATATCTAAACATCTTACTTATCGTATCTTTCTAATATTTGTCCTTCAGAGTCTAACGGTATGTCAGGTATCCATGAAGGAGGGGTATTCATTATAGAAATAACCTTGTCTAAGGTTTCTTCTGAGTCAGCTTCGTCACATTCAATCACTACTTCATCATGAACATGGCAAATTATTTTTATGCCTTCTTTCTCCATTCGGAGCATTGAGTCACAGAAAATATCTCTCG